GCGGTAACGACGGAGGGTTAACTAACGATTGATGATCCACAAAATACTCAGATGAATCATAATTTCAGATGCAAATTAAGGTGCAAAAACGGTAACGGGTTGACCGGTCGGCGCATAGACGTAGATGATCTGCGTCGATAGCAAGCCAGTCGCATCGGTTTGAAAGCTGATGGTCGGCGCCGGCAGTTTCTGCACGTCCGGCTGTTTCAAGGCGATCGACGTGATCAGCGCCGTCAATTCGGTGTACTTTTCGGTCGACAAGGCCTGGCCGATGTAACGGCCAAGACCGGCGCCGTAATCCGGCTGCCAGATGTATTCGCCCGGCGCCGTCATCAATTCACGTACGATGCGCTGGTTGATTTCGAGGATGCCGGATGCGGACGCATCGTCGCCCGAAGCGGCGAACTGGATGTCGAGGCCGAACCAGTGGAACTCTGAGGGCATGGGGTTTCCTTGTGTGTGATGAATGGGGTTCCTCCCCTCTCCCGCTTGCGGGAGAGGGAACGGCCTGGTAACGCCGGTGGGTTTAATTAGGCGGCGCCGTACTCGCCCCGCCGGAGGTAACCCCGCCATGCGTGTGCGTATGCATGCTGGTACCCTTGGCGAACACATCACCCGTGGCGGTGACTGTGCCGTTGACTTGCACATTGCCGTTTTGCGTCAACTGAGGCGTGGTGATCGTAATGCCGCTCGGCGCACCCAACGTAATGGTGCCGTCATTGTTCAAGCGCACAAACGATCCCTGACCATCGACCAAGGCCGCCTGCCCCGACTGCACCAATGGCGGTATCGTCGCATTGTTAAAAAACCGTCCGTTAACCACGGTTGCCTGCACGCTGCCGTCGATGAAATCAAGCTTCACCGGATCGCCGATCGCCGGGCCGAATACCGCGCCGAGATTATTCCCGACCCATATCGTCGCCAGCGGGATGAATCCGGTTTCCACCTGCTCCGGCAGCAGCAATACCTTGACCGTGTAATTGGCGGGGTTGTAGGCGCTGATTAAACCGTACTTGGACAAGGTCAGGTTCGACAGGAACTCCGATACCACGCGCTTGATTTGATGAATCATATCTGATGCCTCACGATAAACTCACCGTCTGTTGTGACGGCGCGGTCCGACAACTCATAGTCATCATGAAGCCGCGCTTATCGAAGGTGCGGCAAATCTTCGACACCTGATACGTCGTATCGAACGGCGTACCGGTCCCCTGCACCGTCACCGGCGTCCACGGAAAGACTTGCACATCACCCGGCACCGTCACTTCCATTTTCAATTCATGCTTGCTGATATCGCCCAGCAGCTTGGTCGCCCTCGCCTGGCAATCCGCCTGCGTCAGGCCGGGAAACGTGAAGTCGTAAGCTTGCGCGGTTTGTGCCATGGTCGCGCTTTGGGCGATAGCCTTATTGCTCTTGGTGCTGGTGGCAGTGGCGCTATACGATGCATTTTTCGCGCCGTGATAACTGCGCACGCGCACCGAGACGTCACCGGAAATCGTCATGTCATGCGAAAACTCCAGCTTCTCCACATTTGCGCTGGGATAAGGCTGCGTCAGCGTCGGCGCTTGAAACACAATCGCATACGGCGCGTCGGAGACGGCTGAACCAAAGCCGCCGAAATACAGCGTGCGGCCCAGCACAAAGCATTGCAGGCTCTCGCGCTGCGCCAGATAGGTCAATAGCGTCCACATCGAATCCTGGCGCTGCATCTGCACCTGATCGGCGTCGTAATAATTACCGACCCGCTGCGTGGTCGGCGTGATATTCGTTTGCAGCGCCGTGAATTTCGCCGCCAGCGCGGCCGCTATCTGGCTCGATGTCATGTTCGGGTATTTCGCATCGCTCTTGTTGTCGGTGAACAGCGAGGTCAAATCGCGACCCGACAAAGTAAAGGTCGCCGTCGCCGGATCGAGCCGCAGTTCGTCGATGCGGGCCGACATCAGCAGCGTCAGATCGGCAATCGAATAGTTTTCCGGGTCCGCTGGAAAACCTGCATAGACGTCAACAATGATCTCGGCTTGCTGTGTCCAGAACGGCCATTCGGCGTAAGGCGCCGGTACCGTGATGCGGATGGTACCGGCCTCGTAGATGCCATTATGCTCGATGCTCCAGCCGGTCCAGTTGATGGTTTTGCCGCCCACCAGCAGGATGCCACGCGGCGTGCGCCCTTGGGCTACTTGCGGTAATTGATTAATCATTGCTGGTTTATCCGGTTAAATTTTTAACAATAATCTTAGGCGCTATTTAACCCTCCGTCATTCCCGCGAAGGCGGGAATCCAAAGGGAGTTCGCTCGATCAACCTCAAAATGGATTCCCGCCTTCGCGGGAACGACGGGGATTATATTTTCGATACCTACGCAAATACTTATTACCGTACACAAAAACCGGAAGTAAACTCACGTCGGCACCGTAATCGTATTAAAACCAACCGTCATCGGATCGGCAATGCCGCTGGCCTGCGCGATATCGGTCCAGCGCGTCGCATCGCCATAGGTCTGCGCGGCCAGTTGATACAAGTTGCCGCCGCCGGTCACCTGCTGATTGTTGGCCGCCGGGTTGGCGATCAGCGCCACGTTCGCCTGCATGCGCGTGGTGACGCTGGCCAGCTCGTACAGCGATGGCAATTGCGCCGCCGCGTTGCATTGCGCGATCAAACCCGTGGCCTGCACTGCCACTGGCTGCGCCGGGACGATCTGCCCCAGCACCGGGATAGCAGCCAGCGTCGCCTGCGCAGCGGCAATCTGCGACTGCACGCCCGCCTGCAACGCCGCCAACGGCGCCGCCGCTGCCACAATGGCGCTCGATGCAGAACTGGAGATGGTCGAAATCTGATTGACCTCGCCAACTTGCGCCGGCGCAGCGGTCAGTGATACCAAGCCGCTCGCCAACGGCTGCGCGGCATTCGTCACCGCCGACAATGCCGATGCAACTCCCGCAGTCAGCGCCGACAACGCCGGATCGGCGATGTTACTGGCCAGCTGCGTCATGGTCGCTGCATCCTCGCTAATCGCATCGCTGGGCGTGGTGCCGGATGGATCGGTCACATCCTGCGTCTGATCGCGGATCACTTCGCAGGTAATCGAAAACGGTATCCAGTAGGGCTTCTTGAAATCCGCCTTGAATTCGGACACGATCACCGAATACTGAAACACGCCCCAGGTCAGCGTGCAAGTCAGACCCGAGCGCCGGATGTAATCGAGAAAGCGCGCCCGCCCCGCTGCTGGCATGCCGAGGAACATGCCGCTCCACGACAAGGGAGCATCGTCCGGCCCCAATGCATCGACCACGCGCAAGCCGCCGATCATCTTGTGCGTGCACAGCATTTGCGCGCCGCCGAAATTGATTTGCTCGGGCACCTCGGCGCCGGTGAATTCGAAAGCGCCTTGCGGGGTTGCGAGGGTGAGAGTGGTGAGTGGATTCATTATGCGAGTCCTAAGGAACTGACACCGGGTCGCAACAGCGATGCGGTGCCGTTCATGCCGCTGGGGCCTTGCGATGTCGAAGAAATCAAGTACGATGAGATTTGCTTACTGTCGAGGTAAACGGAAACATTGACGCCCTGATCGACAGGCTTGCTGCCGTCCTCAAGAAGCTCCTGTACCCGGCTTTTCTCCGGCGTTGGAACAACCGGTCCAGGTCGAGCCTTCGGCACTGGCGGAGGCGGAAGCAGTTTTTCAGGCGGCGTTGATTTTTCAGGCAGGATGGGCGCTATGCTTAGCTTCCCCTTGAACAGGTTCTTTATAAAATTGCCATCGTCCTTGAGCTTGGTTTTCAAGCTTGAAAGCTGCGAATCCCAGAAATCTTGATGTTTTTCAGTGAAGTCTGCTGCGTCCGACGTGATTTTTAACGACTTATCGAGAACCAGAGTGGTCGGTCCCTTCAATTCAATCGTGGCATTCATCAACGCCAAATTTTCATTGGTTATGATTTGCGCACCCTTTTCCACATCGCTGACCGGTTTTAAAAAATTGTTCAGAAAACTGGGCTCCCGCTTCGTATCCGGCATTTCTCGAAGTTCCTGCCGACTTGATGTATCCAACTTGCGAACAAACGATACGACTTGAGCACCCAGTTCGCCCGTTCCGAACACTGTCGTTAATTTAGCCTCGAGCTCTTCCTTCTTGATATGCCGATTACTGCTAGCTTCCGCAATTATTGCAAGTAGCTGCATCAAGTCAATCTTGTCGCCTTGAAAAAATTGCGCCTGGTCCTTCTTGTAAAGGCCCAATTTATTTCCTGCTTCGATCCGCTGCTTATCCGCAGGCGATTTGTTTAGCAAGGTTTTGGGCAAAGAATCTTTCGCCATCGAATTGAGAAAATCGGCGCTTTCAGAATTCATCATATGGCTTTTCTCCATCGCCGCTATCAGCAACAGGAAATGCCCGGACTTGTCCCCAGCGGCATTCAACGCTTCACTGGCGGATTCGGCGCCCTCGACCACCTTGTCGAAGGGTACAGCCATTGAATGCGCGGCTTGCGCTGCTGCGTTGAATAGCAAAACAGCTTTTCCCTCATCCTGCGCGCCCCCCTTCGTCGCAAATTCCGAAAGCATCTGCGCTGCTTCTG